TTGATTGTTGCAACAGGTAACGTCACTGGTGGTAACCTAGTCACATCAGGAGCACTAAGTGTAACTGGTAATGCTAACGTAGGTAATATCGGTGGTGCTAGAGGTGTATTCACATCGAACGTTTCAGCAGGTAACTTATCAGTTACAGGTAACGCAACATTAGGAAACGTCATCACTACTGTAGTTACTACAGGTGCTAATACAACAGCAGGTACACTCACAGGTAATTGGTCATTAAGTACTGGATCACGCCTAATTGCTACATATGCTGACTTAGCAGAATACTATGAAGCAGATAAGCATTATGTAGCCGGAACTGTATTAGAATTTGGCGGTGATAAAGAAGTAACAATAGCTGAAGCAGAAACTGCTAGAGTAGCAGGAGTTGTATCAAGCAATCCAGCATATGCCATGAACGGCGACATCCGTGTAGAGTTTCCAGTATTGATAGCACTAGCAGGTCGTGTGCCTTGCAAGATCAAAGGAAAAGTAAGTAAGGGTGACATGATGATTAGCGCAGGTGATGGCTATGCCAAAGCGTCTAAATCTCCAGAGATGGGAACAGTGATAGGAAAAGCACTGGCCAACTTTGACGGAGAAGAAGGTATTATTGAAGTTGTTGTTGGAAGAATGTAATGGCTACAATCACTATAACCGTGCAAAGTTTATTGAATGCAGGACAATTCGATTCCTATACTGTCAGCGATGGCATAACTGTAGCGACATTGAAATCTAATATCAATGCGGCTACCGGGACAGATTCAACCTGGTATAATTTAAATTTCAACGAAGAAGTATTAGTAGATACTAATACATTAGCCAGTTATGGAATCACTAATGGCTCAGTACTAGGCTCAGGTAATGTTATAGCACGTTTGCCTACACTACAAGATAGACAACTCGCTAAATTAGATTTAGCGGCATTAGATAGAACACAAGCAGGTAATCCCTGGAATGTATATGATATTACTGAGTTACCTTCACAATATATAGGAAACGTCAGTACTCCTAATCCTCACCCAACAGGCCTGATCGAAGGCAGACCTTGGGCTCCATAACCTCTTCGCAAAAAAATAGACTTTTTTGATAAATATAACATATACTCTCATGGTGAGAGTTTATGCGGTCCCCGCCGCGTACCGGCTAGAACCCGGCATAACAGGAGATAAAACAATGGGACGTCCACTTAAAATCGCAAAAGCACAAGCTGTCGTAACTATTACAGCAACAACAGCAGCAACAGGTTTAGTAACTACTAACGCAAACTTTACAAACTTAGGTATCATTGCCGGTATGCCATTCATTCCAGCAAGTAACGTAGGTAATCTAGTTGCCGGTACTACTTACTGGATTCTACAGGTTGTTAATGCTGGTGCAAACAGCACATTCACAGTATCAGCAACTCAGTTGTCAGCAAATCCAACATATACTGCATTTACATTAGCTGATGCAGGTCCTGTAACAGTAGCAGCATCAGTCGGTGTTGTTGATGCATATTTCAACAATCCAAATGGTGGTGCAGGTTATCCAGCAACTAATGCTAACACATATAGCGTAGTTGGCGGTAACACAGCAATCTATGGTAGTCAAGTACTTTGCCAAGTTGCAATCGGTCAGTCAGGCACAGGTACATTATCTGCTCTAACAAGCAGCACTACTGTAACTGGTTCAGGCACACTATTCTCAACTGAATTATCAGTTGGTTCAGTACTAACAACTGCTGAAGGTGAATTGATCGGTTTCGTAGACTCGATCACAGATGATGAAGAATTAGAACTTGCTGCAAACTCAGAAGTCGATGTAACTGATGTTGCATTCGTCTTTGCTGATAATGAAGCAGGCTTTATCGTTCGTCAGAAGGGTAAGCAGAAGTATCTAGTACAAGGTTCAACAAGCGGACTAGTAGGTCCTTGCTATACAGCAAACTTAGCAAACGCAGCATTATTGCCAAACACAATGTCAATCATTGCTACATATGCTAACGCAGCAACTACACTTGTACAGAGCTTGAGTGATCATACTGTTGAAATCTTTACAGCAACATCTGGTGAGACAGCATTGCCAAATGAAACTGCAAACATCAACAATACATCACCAGCATTTGGTACATTCAACACAGCGTATGCAGCTAACACTTACGGTGGTCAGCCATACCCAATCGTATCTATTAACAAGGCTTAATAGATCATGGCTGCTGCAAACGCCACTAAACGTGTAGAACAGGCTGAGACTGAGATCGCGGTCATCCAAGTTCGTCTAGATAATATAGATGAAAAAATGGGTGACCTAAGATCAGAGGTCAAGGATCTGCATGACTGCCTCGACAGAAATATGGATGAGACAAAATTGATTTTGAAAGAATTTCAAGAAAGCAATAAAAAGTCTCATGATTCATTAGAAGAAAAAATTTCTTCTATGGAAAAAATCAAATGGATGTTGATGGGAGCAGCAGCAGTTCTAGGTGCTTCGGGTGTAGAAGCATTTAAAATGTTAATAAATGGTTAATACCATGTATTAGTAAAAACGGGGCTTAGGCTCCGTTTTTATTTTCAGTCAATGTTTTTAACTTCTCTTTTACGATGTCAATATTCATCGTGCTAAACAAACCTGAATGTATGGGTTTAGGATGATGATTTTCACCTACCCATGCATAACCTATGTGTTCTTTATTAAGATGGGGAATAAATTCTTCATCTACTGCACAGAAAAAAGTATGGTAAGTAAAAGTATTGTTGACGAATTTTTGTATAGGAATCAATTTAGGATTTGCAGGCCAAAAACATATTTCTTCCATACATTCTCTCTGCAATCCTTCTAACAGAGTTTCGTTTTCTTCTATTTTACCGCCGGGTACACCCCATGAGTAATTACTATCGCGCCTCAATAGATATAGGAATCTATTAGTTTTAGTGCTATAAAAGAATATTCCGGCTGCGACATTCATACTATGATTTATCATAGTTAGATGACGATAGAATAATCTCCTTGGTCGTACCAGCCCTCGTAAGATTTCATCCATTGACCTTCTTGATCTACATAACGATATTGTATGTTTGTGGTCAAATTAGTCACATACTCAACTGTAGTTGATTGGCTAGCATCAAATGATACAAACCATGATCCGGTGCTAGAGTTATATTGTATGATGTCATTTGCTTTCGCTACAAGGTTGCCCCAAGCAACAGTAGGACTACCGTCGCTGCCTATATCTTCTACAATCAAATATCTACGACCATTAACAGGTCCTGGTAATCCTGCATTGGGTCCAGATAATTGGGGATTGATGACAGCATCTACAGGATCTAAAGTATTTTGCGGTAATGTATCAGGGTCAATATTATAGATCAATAATCTATCATCGACAGGATCGGGTACAATAGTACCTACTATATCATCTTCCATATATGGATTCTGTAACCATATCTGACTAATGCCGGGCTTTACTTTTCCGTATACGTTCAATAAGCTTGACCAATAAAGATTAGTATTGGGTGGGGTAGGATTATCTAAATCACTATTTGGAGGATAGAAAGCTTCATTAGCAGGTAACAATTGCAATGTATTACCTATCAACAATAATTTATATCCATATGGAGTTATCTTTTGTCTAGTACCTAACAATAAATCTTCGTCTTGTATATCTTGTAATGCACTGCCTTTATAGATGCTAGCAATAATTTTATTGATGACACCCATCTTCTTGAGCTTAGTGCTAGTGCTGATCCATATAGGCATATAGAACTTCCATGTCAACACATCGATAGGATTACCTGTGCCTTGTGGAATACTTCTGCTACTAAATGTCAATCCATCTTGGTATACAACACTCAATGATGTCCAGTCAACAAAGTTGTCTGTGCTTTGAATTTCTAAGCTAGGATTAAACAATGTACCTAACTGTTCTATGAGTTGCAATTTTTGATTGTAGTTCGTAGTCCAAAAATCTACTTGTATACGCAATGTATAAGGTACGGGCATCAAGCGTTCAACAGTAAAAGCTTGACCTTGTGTTTGTTCATATGTTTGTGTTTCAGTATTATATGCTCTTTGACGAACATTGATCTTATCGATGAATGTTGGCTCTTGCATTCTGCGCTGATCATACTCAAGACCAGTGATCCAATAAGTTATCAATGGTGCGCTTGGTAAGTTGCTAGCAGTATTGTTAGCTATTACAGTTGCCGCTTGCCTGCTTTGATCACCGTACATAATTGGTACACGAACATATATGTCGTTGCCATTTGGATCTTTGCCTTTGGTCACAGACCAGTTGCTGAAAATTTTAGCGAACTGTAGTAAAAATCTGCGTATCTGATTGTCGTAAAAAAACTGTGCCATGTGTTACTCTATAGGTGGTATGTTGTCTGGTGCTAACTGCAAGATACTTGACAATGGTTGTGCCGATGGTATCAAGTTTCCTGTATTGTTATTGAATATTTCTGCCTCGTTATTGATAAATCCTGACAATTCTGATTTATCATTAGCCGTGAATCCTGTATCTGTTCTGACGTTGGTAGATATACGTACCCATAACTGTCCGTCCCAACGATATAATATCTGTGGCATATAATCTATGCGTAAGAAATAATCTCCGACTTGTGGATTCTGCGGGAAACTGATTCCTGCACCAGTAGGTAATCCATTAGGTGCTTGACCATCGCCAGACAAGTATGCTGCCTCATAACCAAAGCTACGAGGTGTGGCGCGTGTGATATACTGGAATGCAGGATCGCAGTCTGCACGCCAGTCCATCTGTGTACTGATAGTACCAGTAAAGCCGGGTTGTGTGGGATCAGCGTCAGCAGTAGCATAAGTGTTGTCAGCAGTACCATATGGGCCAGTGACTGGTCCTAGTGAAGCTACACTAAGTACCTTGTCACCTTCCATTGCTCTTGAACCACTGCCTTCTTTAAGTACCATAGGAGTCTTTTCTAAGACTTCCATATTGGCTTGAACGAATACATCCATCTTGGATATATCCGTATCAGCAGTCATGTCCCATATACTCTTTAACAATTCTTTGCTTACACGTAATCCTGCACTAGGATTCTTAAACTTAGGATTGCGCATGTATACAACAGTGCCGGCTGAACCAGTACCAGGTGCTCCACCGCTGTATGTGACTACATTGATAGGTGGTGCAGGCTGATTTAGTTTACCCGATAATGTGC